CGACGACATCGCTCGCGAGGGCCGGGCTACTCCGCTGGCGCTGGTGCGCGCGCAGCGACGGAGGGCGCAGCATGCGGGCTCGCATGTGGCGGCGCGCGACCTGCTGCGCGTTGAGCTTGAGATGTCGGCGCCGAAAGCGACCGCGCCGCCGGGTCCGCCGCTGGCTGTCGTTCCGATGCAGCCGGCGCTAGCGGGGATCGTGGGCGCGGTAGCGTCGCTGCCGGAGGCTACGGTGTTGGCGTTGGAAGCCGCGCTAGCGGCGAGGAGGGGGAAGTGAATCAGGCGGGCGTTACGCTGTTCGTTCTTGGATTTTCGTGCGCTACTCTGGTTGGAACGTCGCTAAACCTTATCCGGCCGGGGCTAGGGGACGGCCTTCTTGGTGTTATCTGCCTCGCGATGATGTTGCATCAGTTCCACCGGCTGTATCAGGTGGATGGATGAGCCAGTCTCTCGGCACGATACAGCGGACGCTACTCGCGGCGATTACTGCGGAGCCTGGGCAGTGGTCTACCGTCGCGCTGGCGGATGATCTTGCGATGCCCGCTCACCACTGCCGACGGGTCCTGAAGTCGCTCCAAAAGCGCAAGCTGGTGGTCAGTTTCCTCCGGCGGTGGTATCCCGAGAGATGAGCCGTAAGAAAGGCAGTAAGAACAAAGTCAAGCCGCTGTCGGCGCCGGATGCGGCGGCGGTGGCGCTCGCGCAAGCGCTTGGGCTTTACGGCGCGGTGCAGGAAGAGAAAGAGCCGGGGTTACCGCCGGACATGCATTTCCGCGAGTTCTTGCAACTGGCGAAGATCCGTCAGAAGGGCTCGGCTCGGCTGATCCGTGCGGTGCTCAACGACGAGCAGGAGCAGGTCGACGAGGCGTTTGAGCGCGGCACGCTCGGGCTAGGGCCGGCGCATATCCTCGGCTTCAAGCCGCGCAAGATTGGGTTGACAACGTATTTCATGCTGCGGTTCGCGCATCGGTTCCTGACGGCCACGGACCCGGTCCAGTTGTTCCATTTGGCGAACAAAGACAGCACCGCGGCCGAGATAATGGTGATGCACAAACTTCTGGTGGACAACCTTCCGCCCGAGTTTCGGCCGAAGTTGCCGGGCCGCCAGATGGGGAAGCTGGTGCGCCCGAACGGGGCGACGATTGTGGTGATGACGGCTCGCACCGAGGGCGGTGGCATCCGCGGGTTATCGCCGAACTGGCTGCATATTGCGGAGTTTGCTCACTGCCGCGATCCGGAAGAGCTGAAAGCGACGGCGATCGGTGCGCTGGCGACGGAGGAAGGCGATCGCGTGTTCGCCGAGTCCACGCCAAACCACGTTGGCGACGTCCTGCATGAGACGCTGAAAGAAATCCAGGGCGGCACGTCGGAAATAGCGTGGGCGCCTCTGCTGTTTTTCTGGCACGGGCATCAGTCGTACCGCATCGCCGCCCCGAATCTCGTCAGGACGCCTGCGGAAGAGAGGATGTCGGAGAAGTTCGGCGGCCTCGACGACCAGCAATTGGCGTTCCGGCGCTCGAAGGTCGGCCTGATGGGCGAGCGAAAAACGCGCCGGGAGTTCCCCGGCTCGCTGGAAGAGGGGTACTCGTCGCAGGTCGGGCAGTGGTTCCAGGCGGACCAGTTGGAGCACGTTGACTCGGTGGAGGTGAGTCCGGAGGGGACCACGATCCTCGAAGCCTACGACCCGCGCGAAAGGTACGTAGCGGGCGGCGACTGCGGGGCGGGCGTAGGCGGCGACCACACTACGCTCGCGGTGCTGAACGTACGCACGCTGCGACCGGCGGCGCTGTACCGCTCGAACACCGACACGCCGCAACAGTCGATTGACGCGGAGTGGCATTTGCTCCGCATGTTTGGAAACGCGATGGTTTGCATCGAGCGCAATAACTGGGGGATACCGCACCTTAACGGGCTCCGGGCGCTGCGCGCGAACATGTACCAGGAGCAAAGCCACGAAACAGACGGGCAACGGGCGGCGGGCGAGCCGCGCGACTTTGTGACGACCACGAAGAGCCGGCTAGAAGTCCTCGAAGCGTTCCGGGCTCGGGTGCTTTCGGGTGCGCTCTGCGTGGTGGATACCATCTGCTATGCCGAGATGCGCGGGGCGATGGTGGACAAAAACGGTTTGATCGTTTTCCCACGCTCGAAGGACGGGCACGGTGACGTTTTGATGGCGTACGCCCTGGCTATCCGCTGCGCTGGCCACGTTGCCGCGCCGGTGCAGGTGCCGAGCGAGGTGCAGCGCGAGCTGTACCGCCGGGAGATGGAGCGCCGTCGATCGCGGTCGGTGTCGGGTGCGCGCTAATGACCTTGCGGGTCGGTGTATCGTGTGCGATACAGGGGCATGGCCAAGGCGGACGGGATTGCGGCGGACATGGTGCGCGCTTCTGTGGCGCGACACGATGATTTCTGGGCTCCGCAGCGGAAAACAATGCAGGCATATCGCGACCTCTACGGGTCGCGGTTCCACGGCGCGGACGAGACGCCGGACGGGAACGTCCTGATTGAAACCGGCGACGGTCCTGCTCATGTGGAGTCCGTCGTCGGGGCTCTGTTCTCGCGGGCTCCTGCTGTCGAGGTGGGACAGGACCTCTCCGACGAAAAGCACGATCCCCGCGTGCCGCAAACCGTGTCGAACATGTGGCTCGGGAAGCAGCGGTCTGTGTTTGAGCAAGGTACTCGGCTGGCTTTGCTGTACCCGTGCGCATTCTTCCGGGTCGGTCCGGTGAGCGGGAAACGTGCGCGGCGTCCGGTCGATGCCGTCGAGGTCCAGGCGCGGGCGCCTTGGAACATCCTGGCGGACCTGGTAGCCCCGGACTGGGCTCACATGCGATTCGTGGGCGACCGGTATCAGTTGCCGCTCGCGCAAGCGAAACTGCGGTTTCCTGGCCAGAAGTTCACGCCCTGCCAGGTGCCCAACTTCTTCGAGGCTCCGCGTCCGGGGCGGCGGTCGCGGGATGACGAAAACCTCCCGGAGGCGCTTCAATACGTGACGATCGTTGAGTTTTACGATCTGGTCCGGGAAGAACTGGTGTTTTGGAGTCCGGACAAGGACGGCGGGGAGTCGCCGATCTCGCGCTCGCCGATGCCGTTGCACGTTCCGGGTACGCGCGACCCGATTCACCCGATTGTGCCGCTCTATTTCGCGTATGACCCGGACCAGCCGGTATGCGGCATCAGTCCGTTGTCGCGGACGTATGACCAGTTTCGCGAGAAAAACCTAATCCGGTCGCAGGCTGCGGACTGCTTGCGGCGTGATTCGCGGCTGTGGGAGTGCCTCGAAGATGCCTTTGAGCCTGCGGAGCTGGACAAGCTGCGGGCTGGGAAGGACGGGACGATCCTGATCACCAAAAAACCGCTGGGGACGTCGATCGGCGCGATCCCCGTGCCTGCGATGTCGAGCAACTTCGCCGAGCATTCGCGGAACGTTGACGCGGATTTGCGCTCGGGCTCGGTGATGGCACCGTTTACGCGCGGCGAGCCGGCGGGCGGCCGGACATCGAGCCGGGAGATCGGGGTGCTCGCGGAGTACACCGCCTCGAGCATGGGTCAACGGGCGAGGGAGCGGGACGGCGCTATAGAGCAGGTCGATCGGCTGTATCTCGCGCATCTGTGCCTCGCGAGCGGGGAAGTAACGCGGGTGCAGTTGGACGGGAAAATCCAGTCAGTGACGGCTGCTGACCTTGACCGGGAGTGGGTGATTACTGCGCTCGACCAGGCGGGTACGCCGATGTCTCGGGCGCTGGAGCAGCAACGGTTCCTCCAGGTGTTGCCGCTGATTCAGACGTTGGGCATCCCACCGAATTTGCTGGTCGATCAACTGGTGAGGCTGGAAATCCTCCCGCCGGAATTCAAGGATGCGATCCCTCCTCCTCCTGCTGCCGCGCCGGCTCCGGCTCCCGAGGTCGCGCAGGAAGGTCAAACGATGTCCGACGAAGAATTGCTAGCGCTCCATGCCGGGGCATAAGAGGCTAAGATGCTTGCTTTGTTGCTCTGTCTCGCCGCTCTCGCTGAAACGCCGATTCACACGATTACCACGCTCGTTGTCACAACGGCGGGCTGGAAGTATGTCGAGGTGATCCCTGTGACGTCGGGCGATCAGTCCGGTTTCACGTCGGCGTGGAGCATGCGGGCTGACGCGGCGTGCACGTCCACGAGCTTCGTCCCGTTTCTGGTCGACAAGACTGCACTATCGGGCAGCGGAACGCCGACGGGGAATCCACCGGCGGAGTATCGGATAGCCGAAAAGACGGCTCAGGTGGTTGTGCCTTCGGCGCTTGAACCGACGTTTGCGACGGCGTTCACCGAGGGCCAGCCGTATCGGAACGGGCTGGGCTTGTGGCTGAATATCACCGGCGGGACAACGTGCACCTATACGCTCTCGACCTGGGGTTACCGATGAACCGCTCGTTCTTGGGGCTTCTCGTCGCGCTCGTGGCGGCGCCGGTCGTCGCTGCGGAGTGGCCGAATGCGCCTGTAGGTCCGACTGGCGCCACGGGTGCGGCGGGGGCCGCTGGTGCGGATGGTGCTGCGCAGCTCCGAGGCTCGGGGCGCGACGGTAACCTAGTCCTCAACGGGGCCGATGCGATCATCGTTAATGGCGTGTCGATTGTTCCGGTGGCGAACGTTTACACGCTCGTCGAAACGGCCGGGGGTATCTATGCAAAAACGA